AATGAAAAGGATCGTAGCCAGATTAGCTTCGAGGGCGGTTTCAAGTACAAGCAGACTAGTGCGACAGTGGGATATGAAGAATCAGTGGACTCTGTGCAATTTATGACTGCCGATGATATCAGCGATCTTAAAGAGAAACAGAAAGCTCAGATCAATATCGGAAAGGCAATCAACCGGTATGAAGATGAGTATGTTTTGTTAAGTAGCGTAATGAAACAAGGCCGGCTATACGCACAGACCGAACTATTCGATATGCTTCAAGACGAAGAGATTAATCCGAACGGATGCACAAAAAAAACGCTCCGTAACTGCATTGATTTACTCAAAGGAAACAACCTTAAGCTGGAACGCAAGGGCACACACGGCAAGAAATACTACCGCTGGATACCAATGTAATGCCCAGAATGCCCAGAATGCCCACAATGCCTCTAATGCCCATAGTTTAGGGGGCGGGTTAGGCTAAACCCGGGGGGTAAAAGTGGGGCATCACGGGCAAACTGGGCAAACTGGGCAAACTGGGCAAACTAAATAGGGGGATAAATGGATTCAGGACACCGATGGCTAGTGGATAACAAAGATAAAAAGCAATTTTTTATTAACTTTGTTAATCACCAGTATGAACAAGGCAAGAAAATAATCTATTCGATTAAGGATACAAACCGCAGTGATCGACAAAACAATGCAATGCATCTATGGTTTAGACAGGTAGCCGAAGAGTTAAACGAACGAGGATGCTGGGTGAGACATCCGTTTAGTGAAGAGTTTGAAATGCCCTTTACTGAAGTGTTAGTTAAAGAGATGCTCTACAAGCCTATAGGAAAAGCTCTGTACGACAAAAAATCGACCCGCACCCTTAGCCCTGCTGAAGCCAGCGAAGCCATTGAGGTGCTAATAAGATGGCTCTCAGAGCATAAACAGGTATACGTTCCGTTTCCTCAAGCATTAAAGGATGAAATGAAATGAAATTAAAAAGAACAGCCGCCGATCACTGGTTTAGTCGATGCGTTAGATTGCGTAACGACTTCAAATGCCAAGGGTGCGGAACCCAATACGAGCCCAACAGCACCGGGCTTCACTGCTCTCACTACTTTACGCGCGCTAAGAAAGGCTTACGATACGACGGAATGAACGCCTTTGCTCACTGCTATGGCTGTCATCAGAAGTACGGCAGTAATCCTGATTACTTTGTTCGCCACTACATTGATGAGTACGGCGAAGGTGCCCTTGAGTTAATTAGGGAAAAGGCTGAAGATATTGAGCTAGGCAAACGGGCGCATAAAGAGCAGAAAGAAATAGCCAAGCATTACAAAGCAGAAGCCGCCCGAATGGAGAATGACAGGGCGGCAGGTATAGCTGGCTGGCTAGAGTTTGCTAGCTGGGATTAGTCTTGAGGGTTTAGTGTGCGAAGACCTTCCTCCGCAAACTCCTCAACTTCCAAAAGACCTAAACCGCCAGATGCTCGCTCCAATAATCGAAGTGGTTGTTTGATAATCGGAAATTCTGTTGCTAATGCTTGCGGTGGACGTTTGCCATCAAGAACATTAATCATTGTAGTTGCAATGTCTCTTGCTCTGCTTGTAATAATTGGCTCCATACCAAGCGCCATAGTCGGCAAAAAGCCTATTTGTTTAATCTGTCCGTACTGGTAATCGTTAAGACCTAACGTGTTCGCCGTTAGCAAACTTGCCCAGGCATCGCCGTATCCGCGAGCCAAGCCATTAAATGACATCTCGCCATCACCGAAGATAAACTGACGACCTTCATTGATTACTGCATAGCCACCAGCTCCGTATGCCGCATACCGGCCAAGGAACTCTGCCGCTTTCTCTGGCTTGCCTGCTTTGATGTTGCCCATGACCTCGCGCAGTGCTAACGCCTGCTGTTTAACTACGAAGCCACGCAATGCCCACAGTGGCCGCAGATTAGGATTCCTTGCCCATGCCGCAGGACGACCAGCCGCACTAATTAACTGCTGTTGACCTAAGCCGGCAAACATTAACTGCTCAATTAACTCTTTGCCTTTGCCCGTATATTCTCGCCAGTCTACGCCATGTTTCTTAAGTTGAGACTCAATTATTTTTAGCTCGGCATCGTTAAAGTAAAAGCCCCAATTATCCGCCAATCTTCCAGCTTGAGCGTCATCTGCCGCACTGCGTAACACGCCCCGCATTACGCCTTTTTTGCCGACCTGATCCATCGTTGCAAAGCCAGATCCTTTCATTAAAAAATCTGTTCCTTTGCGCATAGCGGTCGCTGTGTTAGCCATAAATCCGCGACCTTCATTTGCTAGCTCATTTGTTCTGTTTACAAATTCACCAAAGTTTTGGTCGTTTAATCCAAGCTTTTTAAGGTCGGGACTAGGGATCTTTTTAAATGGGTTGAGAACCTGCATCCCTTCAAGCACCGCGCGACCACCATATTTTGCGCCAACAAGCGGTATATCAGCGATATTAAGGATTGCAGACATAGGCCCGGCTAGTGTTGTTGCATAAGCGCCAGAGTTTGCGGCTTGAATTAAAGGATGCGGAGCGCTTTGCTGGCCCATGATTGCATCAGTAATTTTTCTTTTTGCGTAGTCAGCACCATCAACAGAAAGCCCCTTAGAAATTAAAGATTCCTTAAAAGCATTCATAAATCCTTCTGGGCTAAGTATTGGTGTAGGCATACCTTTAGGCACAAATGGTGTTGGCTGAAGGACTCCTTCGGCAACTGGCGCTCTAGGCGGTATAGGCACAGTAATATCTACACCAAATTCTTTTTGAAGCTGAGCAAGACGCTCCATCTTAAACACGCGTTGCATGTCAGAGACAATGGGATTGTCATAGTCCAGTGGGTTGGGCGCATTGTACTCTTTGTTTAGATAGGAGCCGCGAGTTAAACGCTCCTGTGCCGAGTCTTTAAATATGCGATCTTCTAACTCAACACCTTCAAGTCCTTCTTCTTTAAATCTGTTTGCATTGGCATTGTTTCGAGTATGCAAATAAGTGCGGCTTTCTTTGTAATCTCCGCCGAACACTTTTTTATTTAGCTGTTGATTCTTTCGAAAACTATAATTTAGATAGGCTTTAAGGGTATTCATGTGCTCAGTATTAAGATCAGACGCCAACTCCTTTTCCAGAAGAGCAACAGCCTCTTCGCGAGTTGTACCTTTTTTGCCTATTTTTCCTGCGGCGTAGTCAAGTAACGCGCCTTTTGCCTGTACGCTGTCGTTAATGATTTTAATTACAGGAATTAACCGCTCAGATAAATCGCCTAACTCTTTATTCGTAGTTCGCAACGCAGTTTCATCTGCTTTTTGATATCTAGCGCCGACTTGCGGACTAACATCTCGCATTAACTCATCAGATACACCTGTTACTTTGTCATTGTAAAATCGGCCAAAAGCTCCTTTTACACCTTCGTATAGCTCCCCGGCTGTTTGCGCTTCAGATAAAGGCGTTCGTGCATATACGGGGTTATCTACCTCAGTAAATTTTTCATTTGCTTTGGCTTCTTCTATAGCTTTAATTGAAGCTACATCATCAACATTTAAAGCATCATCAGCTAAGTCATTTGCTTCTGTACGAAGTCCACCAGCGGACGATGGCGTAATAACTTTATCTATAACGCGGCCCATTGTAGCGCCAGCTAACGCTCCGGTAATTCCGCTAAATGCTCGTTCTTCAAACGAATCTCCTTGTGCGGCACCATAGATAAAGCCTTCTGTTCCAACCTGACTTGCTACGCCTGTAATGCCAGCTTTGCCTAGCGCTTTAGCCAAGCCAATTCCGGTAGGAATAGACGCTAAAATTTCAGCTGGAAGCGCATAGCTAGCAAGCCCAGGATTTTCTTTTTTAAACTGATCTCTAGCCACTTCATATTCTAGCTTTGCATCTTTGTATGACTTTTCAGTTGTTGCCGCCTCTAAAGCCGCAGACAACTCGCCAAGCAAGCCAAGGGTAACTCCTTCGCCTACCTCGGTAACAAATCCAGCAACTTTTTTTGCTCTTTTTTCTTTAAGTGCCTGTAGTTTTTTAAGGGAAGATTCTGGGACAACAATGTCTTCAACTTTTATTGATGATTTGTCCTCTGATCTTTTTTCTAAAAAACGATCAATAGACTCTTGAGGGACGACAATGTCTTCTAGCCTCATGACTATTTTTTTCCTCTTCTTTGATCATATTCTTGAACTTGACCAAAAAATATTTCGCTGGCAGTAGGAACGCCCATAGATTTTCGCAATTGCGTATTTGCGGCTTCCATTGCTTTTGCTTGATCTACTGGGTTGCTTGGATCTAGCTCTGGATTGCTTTCATAGATATCGTTCACTATATCTTGAATTGCTTGCGCGTAGTCAGCTTCTGCCTGAAGCTCAGTTTGAGTTCTTTCAAAAGACTCAGGGAATTTGCGCTGAACAAACTCAAGAACAATTTGCTCTGCTTCTGGAGTCGTCTTGTTTAAAATGGAGTCAACAAGATACTGTTGATCCTCCTCAGACAAACCTCTTAAATCATCTTCAAGGTCAGTCATTAAAACATCCTTTGCAAAAGACAGGTCTCCTTGCTCTTTTAAATCGGTCAGCATTACATTTAGTTTTGCTCTAGCCGCAGGCTCATCTAAAGGTTTAACATCTCTTAAAGCCAAAGTAGTACCCATTTTAGACACTTCTCTTAAGGTAGATTTAAGAAGCTCTCTATTCGCAAGAATAGCGTTTTTAGTATTTCCCTCTTGAAAAATAACGCCATATTGCTCACCTAAAGCGCGTTGCTCTTTAGTTAAAGGTGTTGGCCTAACGTCATCCTCAAGCTTTTCATATTCTAGCTTTGCTTTATTAGCTTCTACTTGTGCTTTTTCTACTTTTTTAACTGCGTTTCCAAGATTGTTGTCAATAAGCCGTTGTTTTTCGGATTTGTATCTATCGCTACTAGGATCAAGACTAGAAAGTATTGCTATCGCTTGTTTTTCTAATGCATCTCTAATTTTATTATCTCTAGTTAAGTCATCAAGCCTTTGCTGTCCTCGTCTTTCTTTTACTGCCTGAACAGTTTCTGGGTCTTGTCGCAATTGATCAATGCGTTGCTTAACGCCTCTCATTACAACATTTTCATTTTCGGTTCTGCTTTCACCTTTGGCTTCTAACTGCTCATAAAGGGCTTCGGCTTTTATAAGATCACTAATGTTTCGTTCGGCTTTTTTAGCATCTACTCCTTTCATTTGCTCATTTAAGCCATCTAATGCGCTAAGTAGTTTTGAGCGTACCTTTTCATTTTCCTCAGTTTCCAGCCTTTTCATTACTTCTCTTCTTGCCGCAACAACACCAGCAACATTGCCATCCTCATAAGAAAGATCGCCAGCTAAAACTTGTTTACCAACATCAAGCATTCGGCTTCTTTGGCCTTTTAATTGTTCAGCAGATCTAGCGGCAACTAAATTACCACTAACCTTAGTGTATGCCGCTTTTAATGCTTCTCGCCTAGCCTGATTGGTTTCACTTTTTATTTGCTCAAGAAGAGAAGAAGCTTGAGCTTCAACCTCAGCAACATTCCCTAGCCTAGCGGCTTCCGAGCTTGCTGTTTGAATATCAATAAGCTGATTATCAAGGCTAATAAGCTCTCTTCTTTCTTTTGACTTACGGATATTTTCTGGCGCCTCACCAATCTTCTGGCCAGCAGTAAATAACCCGCCTGCATAAGAAGGCCGGGTAAGAGACTGAATAAACGCACTGCTAAATTTTGCCATGTCAATCTCCTTGTTTAACCAATGCCTGGAATATCAAAGTCGTAACCAGAGCCTAATGCACCGCTTAACAAGCCACCGCCAAGCGCACCAGCAAGGTTAGCTTGACCAAGACTTGCACCAAGCAATGCCTCAAGACCCGTTGCTCTAGCTTCACCAAATAGTCCTGTGCCGTACATTTGTGCTTGCTGTTGTTGGCCAGCCGCAGTCATTCCGGGAGTAATAGCAGAAAGGAGTTGAGCTTGAGGGAGATAGCTCGCACCTAGTGCTGTCATTCCTAGTTGTTGTCCTGCCTGCTGTAGACCCATTCGTTGACGCATTAGATCCGATCCTAGACCAGCAAACTGAGACCCGATATTCGCTTGTTGAGCTTGTTCTGCTTGGGCTTGTTGCATAGCAGATAGCATTGCTCTGTTTCGAGCCTCTTCTTGCGCCTGAGCTAAAGCAAACTGCTCTGGAGCGCCACCAAACTGCGCTGTACGAAGTCCAAGTCTACCCTGTGCCGCAAGCCTTTCTTCTGTTGCAAGACGCTGACGCTCCTCTTCAGGACGCTGTGCGGCTCGTATACGCTCAAACACAGCCTGCTCACGATCCATCGTAGGCATTGCGGCTTGACCCATAAACTCTCTGCCGCGCTCTACTGCCTCAATACCAGCATCGGTTAGCCCAGTCGCACCTCTTGGCGTAGTAAAAAAGTCCCCAGCTCTTCCAAACATTCGCTGTTGGAAAGCCTGCTCTTCAGGAGATAGTTGTAGTCCATACTGAAATTGTCCAGTTGTAGGATCTTGAGTAATCCCAAACTGACTGCCAGTTGCGCTAGTTACTGTATATGGACGAAATGCCGCTTGCTCTAGCTGGGTTCGAGCAAGCTCACCCATTCCAGTTAAAGCATCGTCACCAACAGTTCCAAGCCTTTCATACGCTTTATAGAGAAGCCCCGCGCCAGCGGCTCCTCCAAGCAGCTGTTGTAAAAACTCGTTCATTTTAATTTCTCCCTAATTAAACCGTTTTACCCATTAGCGCTAACAGGTTTATTTCTTGTAGTGATAAAGCAAACCCGTTGATGTCAGACTCAAGGCCGACAACGACGGTACTGCCGCTACCTACAGCATTCAAACTGCGTTGGTTAGTTAGCTCACCACCAGTAAATTCTGATAACGGGCTAGAGTTAGTTCCAAATTCATTGACGTTAAAAAATGCAGGGTTTTGGTTACCTACCGTAAATTCTGTTGTTCTAAAAGCAGTGCCAAAGTCATAAGCAAACTTCATAAATACCGTGGCGCTGTTTGCACCTACCAACGTAGGTTTTATTTTCTTTAGAATTTTTAATCTAGATATATCACCAAAAGTCAAACTAGGGCTAAAGTACTTAAAACGATAAGAACTACCGTTGTCTGAAAAACCTTTGTATTCGCTAATACCGTCAGAAGATCCTACATACAACGTACCATCAGACAGTCTTTCATAAGCAGTAAACTCAGAACCAGGCCAACGTGTCACCCTAAACGAACCGTCTTGCAGTGTTCCTCTTACGTCAAAACAAAAGGTTGTGCTCTGTCCTACAAAAGTAATTAAATAAAAGTTTTCTTCAGGACTGTAAATACTCCTAAAAAACTCTGTCTCACCTTGAATCAATCCAATAATGTCTTTAGTAATTGTGCGTGACAACGTACTAATAGGCATTGACTTTTCTTGTATAGTACGTCCAAAGCTACGTAAGCCTGTATGTGACAAAAACAAAACATCAGTACCAGTGTGCTGTACTGTATCCCTATCAACACAACCAACACCAGCTACAGTATCCACAAGCGACATCGTTGCCGGTGCTTCAGCGCCTTGGTAGACAACAATGCTGTGTTGTCCAAAAATAATTAATAAACCGTTGTGTGCGGCTAGTGCAACAATCTCGTCATAACCGTCAGGCCATACTTTAGAGATATCAATGCTACCGCTTGTGCCACCTGTCCAATTTTGTCCAATCAATAGGTCTGACCAAAAAACAGTAGACTTATTATCAAGAACATCAGCACACCAAAGACGACCGTAAGCCGCAATAACTTCGTTAGCATTTGGAATGTCAGATGCACTTGACGCTCCTGTCACTGCTGACATTTTCTCTACTGCACCTGATGAGTTACTGTACACCAACGGCTCGTAAGTTCTCTGAAAGAAATAAATCTTGTCGTTAAAGTCAACCATCTTCCAGTTGTCAGCGCTAATGGTGTAACTGCCGGGTGTTTCATCAGCTAGTGTTGTTGTACCGCTAATGATCTTGTTATTACCTACAGAAAATATCTTGCTGTTACCGGCGTTGTCTCTAAACTCTCTAATGGCTCTAATTGAAGCAGTACCAAGAACAGTCTTGTTTGTAGTAATAACTTCGTAGCCTTTACGTGCAGCAATACGTCCACGTTTGTCGATAACTGCATTGTCAGCAATCTCAGCAAACGAAGGATCTTGAGCAATCGGCGAGTCTTCGGTGTTAATACCTTTAAAGGCCGGAGCAACAAGATTAATGCTTTGTAGTTGTTGTGCCATATCAGACAGTCCTAAAAATCATTTCCTCTGGGTGCTTTGCCGCATCAATGGCAATCGCATCAGATAAGTATCTATCTGCAATACTGAAATATTCTGCTGTAGATGTCCCGCCTGTTTCGCCTCGCTCACGCGCAAGCAAGGCAACGGCAAGATGAATCACAGGCTTTTCTGGTATAAGCAGTTCGTCTCCGTCTAAAGATAAATCAGACTGTCTTTTAATCACGTCAAAACGTAAGTCATATGCACCATCAGGCTTAGGGCTTACTAACACTTTAGTGTCGCCGCTAGCGCTGGCTATGCCGTTAAAGGTGTAATACTTAGGAGCGCCGCTAGTTTCTGTTGAGATATATCGTCTGTCGTTAAACCAATCTTTAGTTTGGTACTCCATAAAGCAATTTTGAGTGTCGTTAATTACTGACAAAACCTTTACGTCATCACCAGACCCAGTAAGAGTAAGCTCCTCGCTACCAGTTTGCACTTCAGTCGTTTTGATGATTGTTTCACGAAGTGCCGACCAATCAGTTGCTTGCTCTACAATAGTCTTCGCATCGTTAATAAAGTCACCAGCCATTTTTGAGTACGTGCTTTCGTTTACGCTATTAACTTCCTCTTCACGCAAACGGCGCAACACGTTGTTCATTATGTTGAGATAAGTCATAGGTCAAACATTCCCTTCTTTCGCTTCTGAAGGCTATTAGCAATAACACTTCCTAATGCTTGGTTGTAGTCAGTTGTTTGTGAAACTTGAGCCATTAGCCCTCTTGCATAATCTACTGCAGGTGGAGCAATAATTTGTTGTAAGGCTGGTAGCTCGTAACTAAGGCCGGTTATAGGAACTCGGCCTCCACGACCGCCGCCGCCACCGCCGCCACCCGGAGGAATTGGAGGCTCTACAGGAGGCTCAACAGGAATTGTAGCTCCCGGGCACCGACCATCTTCATAGTCACTGGGCTTTGTGTCGTCCGCACACTCAGAGCATAACGGCCAATCTACTGCGCCATTAGCACAGGTTTCATCACCTCCATCTTCTGGCTCTGGTTCGGGCTCTGGTTCGGGCTCTGGTTCTGGCTGAGGTTCGGGCTCTGGTTCTGGCTCTGAAATAAGAAACTCTCTACACTCATCTGGATTGGCC